AATGTATATCCGCATTCCATGTGTTTGCTGTTATTGGCCAGCTATCTGTAGATAAATCGAAAATGGGGGTTTGAAGAAACTGATACATATTGAATTGCGGTTGATTGAAATCGGGTTGGATATATGGAAAATTATTGGCCGGGTCAAAAACATCGCGCACTTGAAAGAGTTCTTGAATGGGTCGCATCGTGACTGTCACATAGAGTTCATTATATTGAAGAGAAATCATCGGAAAAGCGCAACGACTATCTAGTGTAAACCACGTATTGATGGGTATATAAAGGGTTGTTCCGCGTATAGAAGGTTCGGCAGTAGCTCCTGGACCAGCATAATACGCCGATGGATAGGTATTCTGTCGACTGAAAGCATTTGCCGGGTCATTCAGTTCGGGAGTATTTCCCGTCATTTTATCGAACAATTTTTTTTTCTCACCGGAGAAATCGCGCTCTACCATCGCTCGTAGGTATTCGCCGGAATATTTTTGTATCGTTTGAGAACCACACGTGATAGTTATTTCGGAAATCAAATTGGTTCCTAGTTCTCGAATCCAGCGGAAATCATAAGGCGCCCATATATTTGTGGTCTGTTGACAAGGATTATAAATAGGGCTCCATATCGTAGGAATATTGACAACCAAATAGGTGTCCATTAATAATTCGGCATATCTAGGCATCTTAAATGAAAAAGTAGAGGGTTCCGTCAATCTCAAATCCCTTAAACCGTCATAATCAATCCTGAATTTTTGTAGCCCGAAATTGGTATATTTGGCATAAGTAACCCGGAAAAATGTTTTTGTAGGATTACCTGTTAGAATAACATTATTATTTCCTGTAGAGATTAAATTTAGTAAGCCTCCTGCCATTTTATATTATGATTACATATTATTTTATTTGCTTTTTGTATATGGATATTTATCGAGGTATAGGTCCCCTTTTTCAAAGAATAAAGACAGTAGGCGATATTGGATTTCATAAGATGCTATCAATCATAGTCGTCGTCATTATTTTTTTATATATTTTATATAAACTTCTTCAAAAACGTAGTGAAATGATTCAAGAAGGATTCGCAAATTCGAATGTTCTCTCTATTCAAAAAGCAAATACGTTGATTCCCAATATACAAAATATGTCCAAAAATTATTATTCAAAACAGTTGAACAATTTTTATATTATGTCTGCTTATGGTGGCGGGTTCGACGGTTATGATGTATCCGAAGATATGATGTTATATACACTATCTTTAGGATATCGTTATGTATTCATTCACGTATTTTATGATGTGAAACCAACCGGTTCTACTGCTGTGGTCGGGTTCTCTTCTCTTTATTCGCCTATGGAGAACATCGCGCAAAAATCGATTCCTCTTATTGATTTTATAGAATTATTGGAGCAAAATGCATTCTCGACTTCTTCGGCACCCAATCCAGGCGACCCCTTCTTTCTACATATTTTACCTGCATATCAAACCGGTCAAGATACTACTTCAAAACAAAGAGCAACGGGTCATAATACACAGTTGAATTCGCAAATTGAACAAGCCCTCGCCATCATACAAAATACCAATCGGGCTTCTGGTAAAATCGAGTCAACTATACCTTTAAGACAAATCCAAGGACAACTTGTTATCGTTATGGACGAAACATCTACTGCTGGAAATATGACCGATAATTTGAAAAATATGATTTCGCTGAATGTTCCTTCTTTTGATATAAAGAAATCACCGGCTTCTCCTTCGCCCACTTCGCCCGCTTCGCTGTCCATCGTTTTACCATTCGATGAGAGCGGGGCAATTCTCAGCTCTCTACCTCCTTATAAAGATTTATATAATGCTAAAAAATGGAATATTACTCCTGTTTGTCCTTGGGAATCCAGATTCATTTTTACGATATCCACTCTTGGACTCAGTAATTTTGGTGATTATGAGAACATGTTTTATACAGAAGGCAGTTCGGCCTTTATTCCGTTGACATAAACCCATTTTATCACTACTTTTTGGAACCCTTTTATGGAATGTTCTCCGTTTTATATAAATAAAAACTATTTTGTCATAAAGTAAAATATCAACCAATATTCCTTTATGACTACTTTTTGGAAACCTTTTGTAGAGAACATTTCGGATCCCATTTATAAAACCCTTTTACGGAATTGTCATAAAGGAATATATCAATCATTATTCCTTTATGACTACTTTTTGGAAACCTTTTGTGGAGAACATTTCGGATCCCATTTATAAAACCCTTTTACGGAATTGTCATAAAGGAATATATCAATCATTATTCCTTTATTACTACTTTTTGGAAACCTTTTGTAGAGAACATTTAATTGAATGTTCTCCATTATTTATTCATAAAAACCTTTTACGGAATTGTCATAAAGGAATATTTGATTGATATTTTCCTTTATGACTACTTTTTGGAAACCTTTTATAGAGAACATCGAGAGAGAGAGAGAGAAAGAGTGTATCTTTATTATGATGGATTTGAATAAAATCTATCTATAATATAAAGAATGGACGAAGACGTTTGCACAAATAAGATGACCGTTCAAGAATGTGAAATGGCGATTCTTAGGCATTCTATAGACGAAACAGAAAAAATACAGAAAACAAAGATAGCAAATGCGGAAGATGTGAAACGTATGATTAGCATTTTAGAAGATTTTTTAAGACGAAAAAAAAATGTCTGCTACGGAGGGTCTTCGATAAACAATATATTACCCAAATCTGCCCAGTTTTATGATAGACAATTAGAAATCCCCGATTACGATTTTTTCTGTATAAATCCTATTAAAGACGCAGTTGAACTAGCCGATATTTATTATAAAGCAGGATTTACAGAGGTCGATGCAAAATCCGGAGTGCATAAAGGGACATATAAAGTTTTTGTAAACTACATACCAATTGCGGATTTGACCCAATTGAATTCAAATATATACAAAGCCATCCAGAAAGATGCCATCGTCATCGATGGAATTCATTATGCTCCGCCGAATTATCTCCGGATGGGAATGTATTTAGAGCTTTCGAGGCCAGCAGGAGATACTTCTAGATGGGAAAAAGTCTTCAAGCGTCTTACCTTATTAAATACATACCATCCTTTAAAGGCTCCTTATAATTGTCAAAAAGTAAATAATAAGGCGAATGAGAAAAAAGACAACGAAAAAATATTCACGCTTATAAGAGAGTCTTTAGTTCATCAAGAAGTCGTCTTCTTCGGTGGATATGCCGCTTCGCTATACACCAAATACACGGGTCATCTTTATAATAGACGCGTCCCCGATTTCGACGTTATTTCCGAAGACCCCGAAAAATGTGCGAATGTCATAAAACAACAATTAGATGAAGCCGGTATCGGGGGTGTTAAAATCATTCGACACGACAATTTAGATGATGTTATTCCAGAACATTATGAAGTGGTTATTAAAGGGCAAAGGGTTCTCCTCATTTTCAAACCGATTGCGTGTTATAATTACAACGTTCTCAAAATTCAAGGTAGAGAACTCAAAATAGCAACGATGGATACTATGTTGAGTTTTTATTTGGCATTTGTTTATTCGGGGCAGTCGTATTTCGATTCGGATAGGATTTTATGTATGGCACAGATGCTTTTTGATTTAGAGCAGAAAAACAGGACAAATTCAGAAGGGCTTCTCAAACGATTCGGGCCGGATTGTTATGGAACCCAGCCGACTTTAGCGACAATTCGTGCGGAGAAATCGGAGAAATTCAAAGAATTCAAAGAAAAAAATATCAAACGCGATTCCCCTGAATGGAATGAGTGGTTTTTCAAATATAGTCCTGGTGAAAAAGATGAGGAACGCAACTCCAATTCATTTAAAACCAAGTGTCGCCGTCGACGCCAACGACGAAGTTCTCGTAACCTTTTTGGAAAATCTTCTAGAAGAACACGCAGGGGATATTTCTTTTAGACCCCTTACTTGTATACTATATAAAATATTGTGAACCCCTCCTTCTTACTCCATAAAACGTATCAATTTATGAATGGA